GCGGCATTGAGCTTAGCCATGGCTCTCACGACTCAGATCAAGAATGCCCCGACCCAGGCTTTGCTCTTCATCAAGCAGAGAAAGAAATAGAAGAGCTAAAGAAAGCTCATGAGTCAATGGTGTCCAGTATTGGTATGATTTCTGGGTTATTGTCTCAATGTCAACAGCAATAGGAGGTTGATTTGGCGACCTACGAAAAGGTTAATCTATCGCCAGGTGGAAGCGAGGGTGACGGAGACCCTATTGTATTGGGCACAAGCACAACTCAGGTTCATGACACAGGCACATCCGCAACTGTTAAAGATGAAGTTTGGTTGTGGGCAACGAACGTACACACGTCCCCTGTCGAAGTGGTAATTGCTTTCGGCTATCTTGTGGCTGGCGGCTTTTCAGATTCACACAAAATCATAGTCACAATCCCAGCAAAATCTGGATTGTCTTTATTGGTAGCAGGGCTACCTGTTCGTGGAACAGGTAGTGTTTTACGCAGAGTAACTGCAAGCGCAGGGACTGCTAGTAAAGTCAATCTTGTTGGATATGTGAACAGGATTTCCGCTTGATAAAATGGCAATACCATAAGCCGTTTGTCGACTGGCTTTTGAAGATGCAATATGCGGAGATGAAGGACGACAAGATAAACCCTTACATCAGCCCTGGTCTTGTTCTATACATGTACGAGGCATACTTGGCGGGGTTTAAAGAACGAGGAAAGTAGATGGGTCATTTCTCTCTTGATGAGTTTGTAGGCGCAATTCAAGAGGCAGTAGTCAAATCAACAGACATTGCCGAGCAGCATGAACTAAACCATATTCGGGAAGAAGAATACTGGATTGATACTGGTGAGAAGGCACCTGACGGCACTTCTATCTATAAGCCCCGAATGGTAACTGTGCGCTTGCCCATGTGGGAAGATGGCAAGCAGACTGAACGAGACATTCAGGTTCCCATGCAAACGCTCGTAACGGGACAGTCTTTGATGATTGAAGCCCTAACTGTTGAAATGGATGTTGAGCTTCAAGGAATGGAAGACGGTGCCGACATTGGTTGTACTCATCGCAAGCTCAAAATAAATCCCACCGTAGGGGGAAATGGATGGTTTGCTAAAAAACGAAATACTGCTAAGATTTCCATAACTTTCAAGGGGCAAGAGCCACCCGAAGGTTATGCTCGAATCGACAATCAACTCATTAAATTGCTCCCGTAAAAAACATGGCCAAACCAGCACCAGGAAAAGCAAAAGTCAAAGTCACCTCAAGCGGTAAGCGAGTTTCTTACGGCCAGGCTGGGAAAGCAAAGGGTGGCGGGCCTCGTGTAAAGCCTGGCACATCGAAAGGTGATGCTTATTGCGCTCGCTCTTCTGGGATTAAAAAGCGGCTTTCTAAGAAAAAACAGAACGATCCAAACACCCCAAACAATCTTTCGAGAAAACGCTGGAAGTGCAAAGGCACTAAGAGCATGAAGTAGAACACATGGCTAAAAACAGTTTGTATGGAAACATCAATAAGCGTAAGAAGGCAGGGACAAGTCGTTCCAAGTCAAACTCGACCATCTCGTCGAAGACTTACAGTAAGATGAAGAAGAAAACAGGCTCATTCAAAGCCAAGAAGAAGTAGGGGTGCGTTTTGCCTGTACAGAAAAAACTTTCGAAGATTAGTAAAGAGCTAAAGAAAGCCTCGAAGATGCATGCGCGGCAATCGAAAGCCGTCAAAAAAGTAGCGAAAGGCCTTGGTTCGAAAAAAACCTCAACACGAAAAAAGAAATAGACTTAGGAGCTTGTAATGGCTGACGGCCTCGTAAAAATGTCTGACCAGTTTGGTGGTCTTCCCATGGATCAACTCATCGGTGGTCCACTGAAAGCGGCTTGTGATTCACAGGTGCAGCTTGCCAAGGCAACCGCAGACTTTATTCAAAACGTGGGACTTGAAACCGACGCTAACGGAGTGATGAAGGCACGAACAGTAGACTTCACCTACAGCAAGCCAGTCAATGACGGTAACGGTGGGTACACCGAAGTTACGAACCAGCTTGACGTGCCGATCCTTGCGATTCTGAACACGCCTTCTCTCCAGGTGAAGGAAGTAGAAGTTGACTTCACCATGGAAGTAAAGTCCAGCACCTCTGAGAAGAGCAGCCGGGACTACGAAGCTGCGATGGACACCCACGTTAAAGCAGGGTGGGGGCCGGTCAGCGTAGACGTGAAGATTCACGGTTCTATCTCAGCTAAAAGCGAGAACGCCCGTTCTTCTGACAACTCTGCGAAGTACAACGTCAAGGTGATTGCTCGCGACGACGGCATGCCTGAAGGTCTCAAGCGCTGTCTGGACATTGTTCAGTCTGCAATCGCTGAGAAACCAGCGCCAGCACCCCCTGTCAATCAGCCCGCGAACCAACCTGCTCCTGCTGTGAGGAATGGATAAATGGCGATTACTACTGGTAAGAACTCGATAACTCAAGTCGACTTCATGTTTATTGACACTGCCTCCAATGCAACCGCAGTGCCGGATGTTTTTGCTGGCTCAGCTACCATCCACAGCATTCATTTGATTAACGGGCACTCTAATCCTGCTTGGCTCAAAATCTATAATGCAAGCACAGCAACCGTTGGGACAACGGACCCTGATATTATTTTGAAGGCCGAGGGGTCTGGGTCAAACGGTGGGCGAACTGTTTGGCAGATTATTGATGGCATCGCCCTTACTAATATGACTTATGCATCTGAGGACTCCAGTGGTACGGCTGGAACTAGTAACCCTGATGCTGGAAATCTTACCGTCAGCATGGTTGTGAGGTAGAAATGGCATCATCACTCGTAAAAACATCCGTTATTTCAGACGTTGGTACATTCCATTGTGTGAACCTTGATCCAGACCATACCGTCGAAACTCTTGATGCAAGCAGTGGGACTTTGTATAAAGTGGAAATCGACAACACTGCGAACGATGTTCCAGTGTATGTAAAACTCTACGACACCACTGGTGGCGTCAATGTGGGAACAGATAGCGCAACGGCCCCAGAATGGGTTTTTATGTGCCCAGCTAATGTGACTCGGGTTTACTCAAGCCCAACAGGCACAACATACGGATCGGGTTTGAAGGCTGTTTGTGTCACTGTAGGCGGGACCGCGTTGGACAGTACAGCCTCATCAACAGCGCCTGCCAGCAACGTCATCTATCGAATCCTTATCTCGACATGAAAATGAAGTACGGAAAGATTCTTAAGCAAGCAATCCTCATGGCCGAGGATCTCTTCCCCGAACCCAAGACAGGCAAGAAGAAGAGAGCCTGGGTCGTAAAGTTCATCAACGAGCATGTGAATGTGCCGATCTTAAATGAGCGTCAGGAGGCCAAAGCTATAGGGTTTGCAGTAGATGTAGTATGCGACCTAATTGAAGACCTGAAGAAATGAAGACGGTTACTCGGTCCTACAGGCATCGCTCTACTGAAAGAATGAAAATTAGAAAGTCATCAGTGACAGTGGTGCGTGTTGGTTTTAAAGAGCACAAGCCTTCTGTTCAGGGTGCCTACAACAACACCGAGGACAAAACGTGTGGTCCTCGTCCTGAGCAGGAGGCATCCCATGTTGATGAAGAAGGGAAGTAGAGGCGACGAAGTTAAAGAAGTCCAGAAGGCGTTGAACGACAATGGCTATGGCCAAATCGGTGTCGATGGAATCTTTGGTAGTGGTACTGAGAAGGCCGTTAAGCGCTTCCAAAAGGCGTCAGGACTGTCCGCAGACGGAATCGTGGGGCCGAACACCCTTAATGCTTTGAAGGCCCACGAGGAGCCAAAGCAGCCCGAGGTTTCGGATGAGCCCCCTGCTATCATTGGTGTGCTCAAAGCTAAAGGCTACGAGGTTTACACCGATGGCCAGATCAACACGATTGGTGTGCGCTCGAACAACACTATTGCCAACAGCTTCGATGATGAGATGCACTTGGTGTGGGTGAACAACGGATTGTGGCAACACAAGAAGTACAGAATAACCACGGACCCAGGAACTTATTGCTTAGAGCATCCTGAGGTCTATGGACGTGCTGCTGGCACAGCCATCATGGTGCCTGGATCCTACCGCGCCTACAAGTGGGATATGCACCGTGGAAAGTACGAAACGCTTTGTCAGCGGGCGGCTCCCATCCGCGTCTGGAGGGACAATGATCGAAATAACATTTTGTCGTTTGGCCATGACGATGACCTCGGAATCGAGGGCTGGTACGGTGTGAATTTGCACCATGCTGGGATCAACTCTACGCGAGTAGATAAATGGTCGGCAGGCTGCCAGGTTTTTGCCCGAATCGCAGACTGGGAAGAAGCGGTTAAGATCTGGAAGGCATCGGAGGCTGAGGTCTTTACTTATACCCTCATCACCGAAGATGACCTGTCGTAGGAGACGTAATGGAAAAGCTCAAAGAACTTTGGAAGAAGCTCAACCCTCGGGTTGCCCTGATTGGAGGAGTCGTGGTTATCTCGACTTCTTTTGGCACTTGTCATCTAATGGATTCAAGCGACGAGGAGGCAGCAGAAGAAGCCCCCGTCGAAGCTCCGGCTGAAGAGACGCCAGCCCCGGAGCCTGCCGCACCAGTTGAAGCCCCTGAAGAAGAGGGCGAGGAAGCAGACGCCTAAGAAAAACCCCCGGAGACTTATCGTTTCCGGGGGTTCTTTTTTGCTGGAATGGGCTCGCCTGAGAAATAACCGCATTTAGGACAGCGCTCGTCTCCGACGTAGCGGTGGTCACACTCGAAGCAAATGCGCTTGATGGGCTTCATGCCAGAGCCGCACCAAGGTCGCTCATTCCATTTACCTCCTTGGGTTCATCCTCGCCAACGATTGGCGTAATGTCGATAGGAGGCATCTTTGCGTGAGGATCATCTCCATCCGCAGAGACAGCCGTTGCAAGCTCAAACGACATGGGCACGGTGCCGCCGTTGAAGAGGGCACGGATGGCGCTCTTACGAGCCATGCGAGAGTAGTCGTCTACCCAAGGGCCGCTACGGCCAGCTTTGGAGCGACGACGAACCTTGTCAATGTCCACCTTCCAAAGCACCTCAAAGTAAGACGAGCCGTCCTTAAGAACAGCAACAGCGTAGGCTGCTACAATCTTGTCGTCTGAGCGGTCTACATCCCCACGGACACTGTGCTCAATGTTGGGGTGTAACCCAGCGGTCACTTCAAACTTCTCGCCCTCGTAGACAACACGGGCGTCGAGGCGGGCCACCTGGCCACTGCGTCGAGCAAGCTCCAGGTATCCTTTGTAGCCAATGATAGGAGTACACTTGTTGCCGTAGGGAATAAAGTAGATGTGGCCCAGTGTGCCACCTGGCTCCAGCCCAAGTTGAGCGGACAACATAATAGACTCCGCCACGGAAATGGTGCTGCACTCCAATAGCTTAGGAGTTCTGCTTGCCTCAACGATCATCACCTTACACAGGCGTTCGGGAGTCAGGTGTTTAGGCAAGATGGCTGCCACCTGATCCTTCATTTTACCGTTGATAAGGTCCTTGAATTTGTCCATCTTAGTTACTGGTTTCTGAGCGATTTCGTTCTTCGACATTAGTTGCCTCTCTTGTGTTGAATGTTCATTCGAAAGATTCGCGATGGTTCGCTGGTCTTGGTAAATTGTTTTGCGATTTCGGGATGTTCTTTACGCAGTGCCTTGGAATCAAGAGATGACCTGCCTTTGTTCATCTTCCAAGAAACAGTGCCAAAGATGCCGTTGAGACCGGCATTCTCTGCGATGCGCTCTTTGATTTGATTTTTAAGCAGGGCCTCTCTTTCCTTCATTGATTTGATTTCCCTCTGAAGATCATCAAGGTCAAAGATAAGCTCTTCTTCTACCGGGTCAGCGGTCCTGTACTCTTCGCTTGGATCGCCAAACTTGTCCTGTAAAAACTTGTCAGCAGCAGGCGAGCCATCAATGGGGGGTGGTTCTCCCCCTACAACGTGCTTTTTCCACCAGTCGCCGCACTTCTTGACCATCTTCTTCTCGGTCTTTTTGTCCCTTATAAGGGTGTACCGACGAAACTCATCGTTGACTAAGAACAGAACTGCAAAGTCCCATCGATCAATGTTGGTGCAGGCCATGTACCAGGCCGCTTGTGTTGCATAGTAGACAGGCACGCCAGCGCTTAGAGATTCACCCCAACCATCGGCGCTACGCGCCGTTTTGATTTCCAACCCGAAACGATGATCCCCAGAACTGACGTACCTGTCTGGACTTGCGAGCATAAACGGCTTGGGTCCAACGATAGGCATTTCTTCGCCTTCTAAAACCTCAAGGCCGGTTTCCTCTTGATACCAAGTCGCAATGGCTGACTCCAACAGTCGGCCCCTACGCATTGCATTTGTTTCTTCAAGCTCTTCCGAAAGCCCTCGCTTTGTTGCCCACACATCCATGGGTGAAGACCACTTTGATAAACCAAGGACTGCGGCAATATCAGAACCGCCAAGCCCTTTCATTCTAGCTTTGTACCAACCATCAGGTTTAGGCAAAACACCCTCCATGCGATATGCTGTTTTTATGAAAGACAAAATTAGCCATCAAGGAATCGCAAGAGCGGCCAAGTATGCACAGAAAGCAATGGACTCTGGAGATGTTCCAGAGCGTGCCTTGGCCCGAGGCAAAAGCCTCGAACTCAAGGGCATGCTTAAAAATGATGGGTCGGTCCAAAAGATTCATCCTGACGAACGCCGCTCAAGCAGTAGGCGTCTTACGGATTAGCTTGCGCCTTCCGGTTCTTGGGTTGCTCTTTTTAGCGGGGGGCTCAACAGCCGCCTTAATCTCAACGTCGTCGTCTTTTGCTTCGGGCTTAGAAATAGATCCCTCAAGCTTTGCAATCGCCTCGTTTGCGCTAAGCTGACCAGCAGCAAGCATTTTCAACAAGGCCAGGGTGGCTTCATTGTTTTGGGGCTCTGTCTTTGCTGTCACGTTGACGTTCACAGCGGGTGCGCCATTGTGGTACTGCACGTCTTCTTCACCACGCTCATCCGTCCAACGAATGCCAAGAAGAAGAACAGCTTCGTTGTCTACCTCTCGAATCTCTACTTCAGATTCTGCTGGCTGCCAATCGCCATTTGGCTGCATGTTGAGCAGCGTCTTGCGCTGGCCGTCAAGCGCAGCAGAAATCATGTTGTGCCAGGTGGCCTCGTCTACGGCACTAAGTAGATTACTTACGCGCCACCGAGCAATCATTTCTTTAGAGCGGTGCTCTGGGTTTTCGTTAACCTTAACTTTGTTAACCATGCGATTTGCAATCGTAAGAAGAACCGAGGGGTCAGTAACCTTCTTGGTGTTGGTTTTGTCGTCCATAAGGGACTCGGGCTGCTCTGGAAGAATAGACACGACCTGTCTCCTGGTTTTATCTTAAGTCGTTGCAGGTACAAAAACTGTCCGGCTTTCAGAACTTGGCGCATTTGATGCCCCCTGTCAAGGGTGGGTGTGCAAAATGCACCCTATCTGCTATAAGGTTTTTGCAATGAGTAAAACATATCGAATCTTTGGTCAGAATCTCCATTACCTTATCCAAGCTAAAGGCATTGGTACGAGAGCTTTCGCTCGTGAGGCAGGCATTGATTACTCGCTTTTAAAGCGGTATATGAGTGGCCAGGTAGCTCCGCGAAAGCAAAGACTTGAGGAGATGTCCGTTCTTCTTGGCGTCAGTCCAGGCTCATTGATGTTTGATGACCTTGTACCAGAAATTATGGAGAGTACCGATGTTGTTTGTAGGGATTGATCCGGGGAAGGATGGCGCACTCGTCGCTATTGATGAAGACGGCATTGTGCGTGATGTGGTGCTGACCAAGTCAAGGTTTACTGTGCCCATAGGTAAGGGCTCCAGGCGGGAGTACGACGCAACCGCCATGGGTGACTACTTGACTAAGCTTCATGCTACTCAAGGCATCAAGCTAGTAGCAATTGAGAAGCAACAGGCCCGACCAGGACAAGGCCGCACCTCAATGTTTTCAATCGGGGTTGGCTATGGACTTTGGCTTGGCGCGGTGGGAACTCTTGGCATTCCTTTCTCCGTTGTTCATCCCAGCACATGGCAAAAAGATGTGCTTAGGGATGTCCCAGGTGTTC